GACGATGCTTATAAGGAAAGTTCACAAAAGAACATTGCTAGCATTCAGAATGACCGTAGAACGGCTATTGCAAAAACTACTGACAACTTACTCTTGTCCATGGTGGCGTAGATGAGTACCAGTAAAGCAATTAGTGAGCCTTTAGAAATTAAAGGCTCTAATATCTTTGGTGCATATGATAGCGTTGAAGAGTTAGAGAAGTACTTTGATAACTACAACTCAAAAGAGAGGTTTTTACTCTCTTTAGGGCAAGCGTTAACAATAAATACTATTGTCAATATGATGACTAAGTATTGTGACGGTAAAGCAACTGCGGAACCTATTCCGCCTTTGTTTAATTTTAAAAAAATAACTAATACCAGTAAGGAGGTATAAATATGGAAACTACAATCCATAACGTGGTGGCTATATCAGTAAGTGATACAGTCCATGAAAATGAAGATAGTAAGGACGGAGGTTTTTCAGTAAGAAAAATTAAAGTCACAACTATGGACAGAGAAGGCGTTAAATCTAGTTATACGTTAAGTGCTTTTAGCAAGGGAACTAGTCCCGCTAAGTTAAGTATTTAATAGAATATCTAAGGCTGCTAAACCCTATCAAGTTTTAATACGCTTGATAGGGTTTTTTTTTGTCTTAAATTTGTATAAATCCTATTTAAATTTGTATGAATCCTATTTAAATTTATTTAGCCTTTTTAAATTTAAGAATGCTTTACCGCTGGGATTTTACTGTCACGGTCCTGTAGGATCCTCTAGAATTATTTTTTAGTCCTTTTTAGGTGTTTTTTCACTTGTTTTTAGAACCTATCTAGAAACTCATGCCAGCTGACATAAAAAACTTAATGCTCTCTCACATAGTTTATTCAGTCAGCTGATAAGCATGGCCAGATGACGTTGTTCAAATCCTATTTAACCCTATTAAGTTTTAATTACTATCAAGGCTCTATGTAAGCCTCTATATAGTGTTAAACAGTCAATCCCTATGCCTACGGGCTATATAAGGCGTTATTTAATCCTATCCAGCTAGAAAAGAGCCTTATAAGTGCTTGCATGCGTATGCCCCTATAAAGTGCGGGCAGGACCCACCCCCCCGTACCCCCCTATATATGCACAATCTCATACATTTTGAACTAAAAAAGAGTGTTAAGCAGGTTCTCCCGACTATATAAACCCTGTTATACCAGTACTTTAGAGGGGATTGTTATGTTTTAGGAGGGGACTATATAGGGAGCCTATATATATACTAAACCGGGGGGACCGTATACACTTATTATAGGTATGTATTTAAGGTTTGTCAATAGTTATTTAGAAATAAATGTACATATTTAGCTTGACAAAGTTTATTATTAACACTATAATAATATAATATGAGCTACTTACCAGTCGAAAGTAAAAAAACTAAAAAACTAACTGAAAAACAACAATCGTTTTTAGATAATATTATTACGACTAATGGAAATTTATCAAGGGCAGCAGAACTTGCAGGTTATTCAGAAGGCAATTATCATCAGGTATTAAAAAGTCTTAAACATGAAGTGATTGAATTAGCCTCAGATGTTCTTGCACGTTCCGCCCCTTCCGCAGCTTTTAAGTTAATAGAGGTTCTAGACTCTAATAGACCAGTTCCTCAAGCAAATATGAAACTAAAAGCAGCCGAAACTATATTAGATAGGGTCGGATTAGGAAAACAAGATAAACTAGAAGTAGCACATAATGTCAGCGGAGGTATTTTTATATTGCCAGAAAAGCATACAATTAATATCGAAGCAGAGGATGCAGAATATGAAGATATGGATAACTGAATACATAGATGATATTCCGGGCATTCTTATAGGACCATACATAAAAGCTGATACAATGATACAAGCAGCTAGAATAGCAATAGAACATGGGTTGTTTGTTATTGGAGAAATACAAGAACTTAAACACGAAGACTTAAAACGAGATAGGGTAATACACTAATGGCAAAAGACTCAAGATTAGAAAGAGCAGGAGTAAGCGGTTATAACAAACCAAAACGTACTCCTAATCATAAAACTAAATCACATATAGTTGTTGCTAAAGTAGGTGATAAAATTAAAACTATCAGGTTTGGTCAAAAAGGTGCTTCTACTGCAGGTAAACCTAAAGCTGGAGAGTCTGCTAGAATGAAAGCAAAGCGTAAAAGTTTTAAAGCTAGACATGCTAAAAATATTGCTAGAGGTAAAATGTCAGCAGCCTATTGGGCTGATAAAGTTAAGTGGTAGTGTATGGGTAAACAAATAGGAAGCGATGAAAAACCTATGGTGTTTAGAAAAAGCATTTACGGTAAAAGCGATGGAGGTAAGGGTGCTAAACCTAGACCCGGAGTTTATACTAAACAGTACAGAGATAACTGGGATAAGATTTTTAATAAAGGAGATAATAATGCCGAGAAAAAAAACAACGACTAAAAAGAAGTCAACTGTTAATAAAGCTGGTAATTATACTAAGCCTACTATGCGTAAGAGGCTTTTCGAGAAAATCAAATCCGGTTCTAAAGGTGGTAATCCCGGTCAATGGTCGGCTCGGAAAGCCCAGCTCTTAGCTAAAGAATATAAAGCCAAAGGAGGAGGCTATAAATAACATGGAAGTATTAAGAAAGTATATGATAGAATTTATGAACAAAACAAATAAATGTTTTTCAAAATTATTTAAAAAATGTTTATGTACAAAAAAGAAAAATGTCAAGTCTAAAAAAGTCACAAAGAAGTCTTAGGTCTTGGACTAAACAAAAATGGCGTACTAAAAGTGGTAAACCGTCTGCAAAAACGGGTGAAAGGTATCTCCCAGAGAAGGCGATTAAATCATTATCGTCTAAAGAGTACGCAGCAACAACAAGAAAAAAACGAGAAGATACTAAAAAAGGAAAGCAACACAGTAAGCAGCCAAAAAAAACAGCAAGAAAAACTAGAAAATATAGAAAAGTAAGATGAAAGAAGGTTATATAAAAAGAGCTACCTCGACAATACCGTTTGGTTATGAGTTATCTGAAGAGTCTAGTTCTTTTTTAAAACCTATTGAAGAACAATTAATAGCTTTAGGAGTAGCAGAATACATGGTTAAAAATGATGAAGTGTCTTTAAGAGATGCTTCTGATTGGTTATATGCTAAAACTGATAGATATATTAGCCATGTAGGTTTAAAAAAATATATAGATAAAAACAAAGCAAAAGATGAAAGTTAATGATTGGGATATACATCCTGAAAATTACTTATTAGATAGTAATAATAATTTTGTATTAAAAAAAGACGGTACTCCTAAAAGAAAAACAGGAAGACCTAAAGGTTCTACTTTAAAAAATAAATTAATAACAGACGATAAAGCAAAAGAGTCAGCAAAAAGGTCTTTAAAAAATAAAGAAAAATCATTACATAAACTTGAAACAGCTTTATATAATAAAAGAAAATCTATAAAAAAACAAAAAAAATTGTTATCTGAAATAGATAATACAGATAATGAAAACTCAAAAGTATTTTTAGATAGTGATGTAGAAGAACTTCCAGATACTTTAAAAGAACATTTAAATAGAGGAAACAATGTAGTTTTCCATCCTAATGAAGGACCTCAAACAAACTTTCTTGCAGCTAGTGAGAAAGATGTTCTTTACGGAGGAGCTGCAGGTGGTGGTAAATCTTATGCTATGCTTGTTGACCCTTTACGTTATGCTCATAAAAAAGCACATAGGGCATTAATACTTAGAAGGTCTATGCCAGAACTTCGTGAAATGATTGATAAGTCTCGTGAGTTATATCCTCAAGCATTTCCCGGTGCTAAGTTTAGAGAAGTAGAAAAACTTTGGAACTTTCCATCAGGTGCAAAAGTAGAATTTGGTTTCTTAGAACGAGATGCAGACGTATACAGATATCAAGGACAAGCCTATTCTTGGATTGGATTTGATGAAATCACACATCTACCAACAGAATTTAGTTGGAACTATCTTGCGTCTCGTTTAAGAACTACTGACCCAGACATAAAAACTTATTTAAGATGTACAGCTAACCCCGGAGGAGTAGGT